CTTAAACGTTCAAGTATTGTAACTGATCATTATATATTGGATGGAAATCCTAGTTTTGAGCCATTTACAGAAAGATTTGAAAATAGTTTAGCAGGATGGGCTTGTACATTTGACGTATTAGTACCTAATGACATGACGATATGTTAAAAGGATTGAAGAAAGAGTTAGACGATTTTAGAAATAAGGTTGTATCACAAGCTAAAAAGAACTTATCTAAAAAGAATAGTTCTGGTAATCTTCAACGTACTATATCTTCTAATTTAAAAGTAAGTGAGAACAGCTTTGAGTTATCTTTTGACTTGGGTAATTATGGTGAATTTGTAGATAAAGGAGTAAAAGGAGCAGCACCAAATAGAGTTAAGAACGGTAGACAAAAAGCACCTAATTCACCTTTTAGATTTAACTCATCTAAACAATCTATACCTACAAAAGTATTAGACAAATGGGCAATAATGAAAGGTATTGCACCAAGAAATGAGAAAGGTCAATTTATAAGTAGAAAGACTTTAAAGTTTCTTATAGCAAGAAGTATTCACGCACAAGGAATAAAACCAAGTTTGTTTTTTACAAAGCCATTTGAGAAGGAATTTAAGAACTTATCGAATGATGTTGTTACAGGCTTTGGATTAGATGTTGAAGATTTATTAAAATATAGTTTAAATGGCAAATAGAATTTTTACACGTTCACCATTTCATATTGCATTGGGTGGAACTGCAAATCAAGAAACAACTTGTGAGTTATATATTTGGAATGGAACTTATAGTTCTACAGCGCCAACTACACCAACTTATACACTATCTAAGAGCATACCTAGTTCAGTTGTTACAAGTGTTAATTATAATATCAGTCCTTATCTGCGTGAATACATTTCATTCACTACACCGTTAACTATTTATAATAGTATTTCAAACGCACCTACTGCACAATTTTGTAATGTTATAGTAAAGTTATACTTAGGAGGAGTTCTTCAATCTACTACGACTTATGTTGGGTTAGATGGATATGGTTATTATGAAGACGATTACAATCCTACATTAGCTCCTTATTTATTAGATGAAGGAACGTATTATTATTATTACGATTCTACTGGTTTAGTTTCAGATTTAGATAAAAGACCAGGATTCTTAACCATTGATACGGTAAGCACATGGAAGGTTAAATATACTAATCTTGTATCAGGTGCAACAGTTACAGCAACACCACTTACAGCTGTTGGAGATAACCTTATTTCAATCTACAAAGTTCATCCAACATATTGGGCAGATGGTTGTAAAACGGAAGTGTTAGATGCTAGTAATGTTGTTCTAGCAACGTATTATTTTAGACCTATTGAAGAGTGCAAATATGAGGTTTACTATTTAGATTTTGTTAATAGATACGGTGCGTTTCAAAAGGAGTTTCTATTTAAGGCTTCTAAGCAATCTGTACAAACAAAGAATACTGATTATAACCTAATGAGTTCAAGTTATAATTACAATCCATCTAGTGCAACGAATGCTGTAATGAATGCCAACGGTAATGAATCAATACGATGTAATACGGGTTGGGTAGATGAGTTCTTTGGAACTACAACATTAAAACAAATATTACTTAGTGAACGTGTATTATTAAACGGTAAGCCAGTTAAGTTAAAGACTAAAGGAGTTGATGTACAGAAACACATAAACGAAAAGCTGATTAACTATACATTAGAGTTTGATTATGCATACGATATTATCAATAACGTTATATGAGATCGGTTAAAATATTTATTGAGAATCTTCAGATTGATTTATTTAACGATGAAACGATTGAAGTTACTTCTAGTGTACAAAATATAGCTGATATCGCAACGGTATTTACTGACTTCTCACAGTCATTTACTATTCCTTGTACACCGAATAATAATAGAATCTTTGAGCACTATTATAATAACGATGTTGATACTACAATTGACCATAATAAAAGACGAAAAGCAAGGATAGAGATAGATACTGTACCATTTAGAACTGGTAAGATTCAGCTAGAGAAATCACAAGTAAAAAATTCTAATGCTGAAAGCTATTCTGTAACATTCTTTGGTGATATTGTAACGTTTAAAGATTTGGTTTTAGAGGACAAGTTGAAAGATTTAGATTATTCTACAATCAATCATCAATATACTGGAGCAGAAGTTCAAGCAAGAATAGAAACAGATTTAGCAGTTACAGATTACGATGTTAAGTATCCTTTGATTTCAAGTTCTAGAGTTTGGGATTATGGTATAGGTGGCACAACAGATATAAATGCATTGGTTGGAGCAATAGCTTATACTGAGTTATTTCCTGCAGTTAGGGTGGCTACAATATTTAAGTTAATAAGTGTTAAATATGGAGTTACTTTTAGTGGTAATATTCTAACTAATGAAAAGTTTTTAGATGCTTTTTTATTGTATAAAAGCAAAGAAGTTGCCACTAGTTATTCAGCACCAGTAGATATAGTGTTTGGTGAGCTTAATGCTTCAACAGATGTGCTATATGATTCTATAATTCAACAAAGACCAATAGCAGATAGTCAACTTTCTTTGCCTAGTGATTCATTTGCTTCTTCAAAATATTATTCAGTTAGTGTCAGCATTTTAACTGCTTCTGCTATTAATTATTATTTAGACGTTTATTTAAATGGAGTTTTAACAAGTTCTTATTTAGGTAATGGCTCAGATGTTTTTAATGTTGTTTCTAACGGTACTTATAATGCTACAATAGATTACACTTTTAAATTACGTTCGGTTGCTGTAATGACTTTTACGGGAACAGTTGATTATTCTTATAATTATACAGTACAAAATAACTACGATCCATTTACATATCCACCTTACAACGATTCACTAGATTATTCAGAAGTTATAACAAGTGCAACAACAACAAACTATACCAATCTTTCAGCATTTGCACCTGACATGAAAATAATGGATTTTATGAAGGGAATATTCAACACGTTTAATTTAACTGTTGTATCAACTTCACCTACTTCATTTAGATTTCAAACGTTGCATGATTTTTATAATTCAGGTAGTGTTCGCAATATTACAAAGTATGTTATAACAGATGATATAACAGTTACAAGACCTAAGTTATACAATACTATTTCTTTTGAATATGAGCAAAGTAATTGTTTTTTAAATAGAAAATACTTTGATTTATTTGGTAAAGAATATTCAAATCTAAAAGCAGTATTTGGTTACGATGGTGGTGATTATACAATTAAGTTACCGTTTGAAACATTACTACACCAAAAATTCACAAACACAGATTTACAAGTAGCATATACTTTAGGCACAGAGCCTGAATATAAAAACTATATTCCAAAAGCAGTATTATTATACCAAAATAAATACACAAATATTGGAACAAGTCAATCTTTTAAGTTTAACAATAGTGTAACAACTGACACGATTACAGATTACATTCCATTTGGACAAGATGCTGATGTTTCAGGTGTTAATTATTCACTAAATTTCAATAGTGATATTTCTAGTTTCACAGAAAATATAGAAAACAATTCTTTATATGCTACATATTACGAAGAATACTTAACAAATTTGTTTAGTTCTAAGACACGTTTAATAGATGTTAAGACGATTATACCAATAAGTATGTTAACGACTTTAAAACTTAACGATTCGCTTATTATTCGTGACAAGAAGTATATCATTAATTCAATGAAATCTAATCTTACTACTGGAGAAGTTTTATTTAGCTTGATAACTAACCAAAGAGAATCAGTAGATTTTAACCAAACGATCCACATTGATTATTTAGCACAAGATGTAGTAGTAGATTTCTCTATTCCTGAAGGATATAGCATTGTAATTTCTTTGCCATTAGAAACGCAATTTGCTACACCAGATGATTATACACCAACTGGTGAACAACAAGTAACTTTTGGATGTACAATTAATGCAGGAACTATTGATAGAACAAATACTTTTCCGATGGTTGTAACTACACCTGATGGAGTTTTACCGAATCAATATTTAACAATAGTTCAAGCACATGAGATTGGCTATAGAAGACTAGAAGAATTTAGCCATTCATATAGAGTAACTGAAGATGGACAAAGACGAATAATAGAATAATATGAAAGAGATATTTGATATGTTAAAATTAGATTCATTCTATAATATGAGTGAAGAAATAGAAATAGCGAAAGGTAAAAACGCAATACCTACAACAATAAAACAAGCATTAAAACAAGCTAAAAGAGTTATAAGATGGAAACAAAAACGATAGTAGTAGAAGTTGAAAGTAACTTAGGTAGTTTAAAATCACAACTTAGAGAGGCACAGGCAGAAGTTGCTGCGATGTCTGAAAAGTTTGGTGCGACAAGTGTAGAAGCGATGAATGCTGCAAAGGCAGCAGGTAGATTAAAAGACACTATTGGAGATGCAAAACAGTTAACTGATGCGTTTAATCCAGACGCTAAATTTAAAGCATTAACTGCTTCAATGAGTGGTGCGTTAAATGGCTTTCAAGCTGTTCAAGGTGCAATGGGTTTGTTTGGTGCTGAAGGTAAAGCTGTTCAAGAAACTTTACTAAAAGTTCAAAGTGCTATGGCATTAGCACAAGGTGTTGATGGTTTGCTTGAAGCTAGAGATGCGTTTAAAACTTTTGGTGCTCAAGCTATTAGTGCATTTAAAAGTATTGCTGCTGCTGTTGCTGCAAATCCTTTAGGGTTATTATTAACTGTAATTGCCTTAGCTGCTACTGCGTTTGTTTATTTAGAATCAACAGCACAGACTGCTGCTGAAAGAATGTCAAAAGGATTTAACGGTGTAGCTAATGCAATTCACGAATCTACTTTAAATCTTGAAAGACAAAATAAAATTCAAAACACCACTACAGAAACAACGTTAAAAAACCTTGATAAAGAAGCAAGAAGAAGAATTGCTATGGGTGAAGATTCTGTTAAAGTTCAAAGAGAAATTAACAATCTTAAAATAAAAACATTAGAAATTGCAATAGAAGAAGATAAAGCATTAGTAAGACAAAAGAAAGCTGAATTAGAAATAATTTTAACAATTGAAGCACAGACAAAGGCTCGATTGATGGCACAGATAACACGTGTTAAAATTGACATGGCTAATAGCACAACATCAATAGGTCAAGCCTATGAAGCTAAAAAGCTAATTGATTTAGGGGAGCAATATGCAAAGATTGAAAGTGATGCGAATAAGACAAAACAAGAATCATTAAAGTTAATTTATTCAACAACTGCTGAAATTATTGCTTCAAAAGATGCTGTTGAAAATCTAAAGATTTCACAACTTGAATTAAACAAAGCAGAGAAAGATGGTCGAGACGCAGCGAAGAAAGATGAGCCTTTTAAGTTAGATAAAATTGGTACATTAAAGACTAAAGCAGTTGAAGAATTAGAAGTTAAAAGAGAAATATTAGAAGTTGATTTTAGTTTAGAAGAGGAGTATAGACAAAAAGGAATAGCAGCAGAAAAGGCTGCAGCAGAAAAAAAAGCTGAAGACGATAAAATTGCACAAGATGCTGAAGTTCAAAGAAAGTTAAAAAACTTCAATATTGTAATGGATTTAACTAAAGATTCATTACAAGGAATATCAGATTTAGTAGCTGCATTTGCAGGAAAATCCAAAGCAGCACAAAAGAAAGCATTTGCTACACAAAAGAAACTTAATATAGCAATAGCTACAATTGATACTATCAAAGGTGCGGTAGGTGCATTTAATGGAATGGTTACTTCAATACCTGGTCCTGTTGGTATAGCATTGGGTGTTGTCGCTGCTGCTGGAGTTGCTGCTTCAGGTGTTGCTCAAGTTAAGAAAATATCATCTACTACTTTTGATGGTGGTGGTGGTGGTGGTGATGAAGGTGGCGGTGGTGGTGGTGGTGGCGGTGGTATGAATGCTCCTGCTGTTCCAACTCCTGCTAACTTTAATGTAGTAGGCAATTCAGGCACAAATCAATTGATGCAAGGACTACAGAATCAACCAATAAAAGCATATGTTGTAGGTGGAGATGTTACAACAGCACAGAATTTAGATAGAAATAAAATTACAACAGCATCAATATAAAAATGTTATTTAGTTATGGAGAAGTTACAAGAAATAGAATTGACAATAAAGAGTGCAGAAGATGGAGTTTTTGCAGTTTCATTAGTAGAATCACCAGCAATAGAAAAGGATTTTGTGTTTCTATCTTCTGATGTAGTTGAACTTAAAGTAGTAGACGAAGAAAGACGTATAGTAGTAGGTTTCGCTTTAGTTCCTGAAAAGAGAATTTTTAGACGAATGAATGGCAAAGATTTTAATATCTATTTCACTAAAGAAACGGTTGCACAAACAGCTGAAATCTATATGAAGAAATTGAATCTAAATAACTTCACTACAGAACATGAAGAAAAGGTACAAGGAGTTTCTGTAATTGAAAGCTGGATAGTTGAAGATTCTAATAATGATAAATCTAATCTTTATAATCTAGGTGCTAAAGGTGGCGAATGGGTGTTAATGTCAAAGATTTACAACGATCAAGTATGGAGTGAAATTAAGAACGGAACATTCAAAGGTTATTCAATTGAAGGTGCATTTGATGGATTTGAGCAATTACATTCTAAAGAAGACGAGATTATAAACGAATTGCTAACTTTGATAAATGCCTAATACAATAAATACAGCTTATGGAGTTCAAGCAGATACTGTAGAAAGTGAATCAGGTATATCTATTGAAAATGGTGTATTACACGTTTACGACAATAAACTAAAAGTACATTTAAACGGTGCAATTCAAGAAGTAACTTTAGGAAGTACAACTGTTAATGCTAGAAAATATGGCTCATTCTATTCTACTGTAACGCAATCACCAACAATAAGTACAGTAACTGCTATTACATTAAATGGAACTGATACAAGTTCTACTAGTGGTGTTTCAATTGTGAATAATAGTAGAGTAAAAGTAGATAATGTAGGAGTTTATAACGTTCAATTTTCAGCACAGCTATATCGAGTTCAAGGTGGTACTGTAAAAGAAGCTGTAATATGGTTAAGAAAGAACGGTGTTAATGTGCCAGATACATCTACTCGTGTTACAATGCAATCTAATTCAGATTTTTTAGTGGCTGCGTGGAATTTCTTTATAAGTCTTGCGGCTAATGATTATATAGAACTAATGATTCATCAAAACGATGCAATTCAGTTAATAGCAGAAACAGAAAATTTAACACATGGTTATCCAAGTCTTCCAAGTGTAATATTAACAGTTGATAAAGTAGGTTAAAATGGCAAAGGTAAAAAAACCAACTAAAGCAGATTACGAAAAGCAATCTAAAGGACAAGGATTAGGTAGTTTAGTAAATCAAGGAACGTCTACTATTATACACGTTTAAAAGTTGAATTTGCAACAAAACAAAATAAGTCTTGTTTTATAAATAATAACTAAAATAATATACAAATGAGTTTAAAAGAAAACGTTAATTCTGTACTAAGAGCAGTAGGTTTGAAGGCAGTAGAAATAAAATTAGCACAAATGAAATCAGAAGATGGAATAACAGTATTTGAAGCTGAATCTTTTGAAGCTGATTATTCAGTTGGTATCGCAACAGAAGAAGGAATTGTCCCTGCTCCAGTTGGAGAATATACACTTGAAGATGGTACTATTATGGTAGTTCTAGTTGAAGGTGTTATTGCCGAAATTAAACCAATGGAAGAAGCACAAGCTGAAGTTGAAGTAGAAACTGCTGAAGTTGCTCCTGTTGCAATGGAAGAAGCACAAACGGTTAAGAAAGTAGTTGAATCAATTACTAAAGAAACATTCTTTTCTGAAATTGAAGCATTGAAAAAAGAAAATATTGAATTGAAAGCACAATTAGAAGCAAAGAAAGAAGTAGTAGAATTGGCAGTAGAACAAGAAGTTGAGCCTATACGTTTCAATCCTGAGAATTCTAAGCCAGTTGAAACTTTTAGATATTCAAAAAGTGCTTCTCAAACGACTTTAGATCGTGTATTGAATAAATTAAATAATTAACTAATAAATAAATTTTAAAAAAATGCCAACAACAACGTCAATCACTACAACTTATGCTGGAGAATTTGCAGGTAAGTATGTATCTGCTGCTTTGCTTTCTGCAAACAGTTTAGAAAATGGTGGAATCACTATTCTTCCTAACGTAAAGTTCAAACAAGTAATGCAAAAAATCGGATTAGATGGAATCCTAAAAGATGCTACTTGTGATTTTACTTCAACATCTACAGTTACTTTAACTGAAAGAATCTTAACATTAGAAGATTTTCAAGTTAACCTGCAATTGTGTGCGAAAGACTACCATAATACATGGTTAGGAATGGAGCAAGGTTATTCTGCTCACGATGTATTGCCTAAATCTTTCGCTGATTACCTTATTGCATTGGTTGCTTCTAAAGTTGCTGCTACTGTAGAGACTAACATTTGGTCAGGTGCTACTGCTACTTCAGGTGCTTTTGATGGTTTCGAAGTTCTTTTAGCTGCTGATGCTGCTCTTCCTGCTGCTAATGAAGTTGCTGGTGCTGCTGTATCTGCTTCAACTATTATTGTTGAATTGGGTAAAATTGTAGATGCTATTCCTGCTGCTGTTTACGGTCAAGAAGGATTAAGAATTTATGCTTCTCGTGCAATCGTTAAGGCTTACATTAGAGCTTT